TTTGGTGGGGGGGGACCTTTTAGGTCCGGGGGGAGGTGCTCTTTCGACGGGGTAAAAATCCTTATATATGCGCTGACGCTAAGACTCCGGTACACACCGTCAGGCAGGTTGGGCGGCTTGCGGCGTCAACACGAGGTTGGTCGGTACGTTGGTTGGTCGATGGTAGAGTGAGTGTTCATGGGCATCGAACCCCACAGGCGACCAACCGACCTTCCTTTTTCCCTAAACCTTCCCTACACGCGTACATATAAATGTCCCTTTTACGCGTATATAGCCTCCTCCCTTATTATTCTTATATTACATGTAAGAGGTAGGTAGGTTGGTAAGTATAAGGGTAAAGGAAGGGCAGAAGCGGCTTTTCGTAAATCCAACCTTTTTTCATTAGGTCGGTAGTAGGTCGGTACGTCGGTCGGATGCCGCAGATTCCTGTGCAATCCGGGCAACTTACAAAATCCCCCAATAGTTTGTGCCCATTTGCCCAAAAAGTTCCTTGCATCTTCTATAGACATAGTTAGCAGGGCGGGGACCAACACAGGAGTCAACCATGCGTGGCCAACTCAACCTCTACGTCCTCAAGACGCTCGCTCCGCGGCTGCGGCGCGCGGCTGCCCTTGAAACGCTCCGCACGGGCACGTCCATCTCCATGGGCCGTCTCGCGGAGCGAATCCTCTTCAAGGGCCTTGAGCACATCGAGGCGCGCCAGGAGCGCGAGCTTGACCCGGCACGCATCGCGGAGGTCGACACCTACCTCCACACGCGTGCTCAGCTTCACGGCACTCCCCACGCCCTTTCGTAGTCTTGACGGCGAAGAGCCCACAGCGGTAGTTTGATTCCGCAAGTTGGCGCCAGCCCTAAACGGAAAGCGCCCGCCGGGAGCCTGGGGAGGTCACACCGACGGGCGCTGACACGAGGTAGCAGATGAATGATAGCGGTTCGTACGCAAGCCCGTCAACTGATGGCATCCGACTGTGGGTAAGCCTCTTCCGCAATCGGGCGGAAGCGCGCCCCATCAAGACAGGGCCTACGCCCTGGGCGACGTGGGTCGATTCGCTCTGCGAAAAGGGCGTCGGAAAGGGTAAGCGCCCGGACGTCACCAAGCTCGATCTGCCCTTGTGGCAGCCCGTCAAGCTCAAGGAAGGGGCGAGCCGCGGCCTCAAGGCAATCGAGGGCGTGTACGCCCTGGGGCTCGACTATGACGGGGGTAGTTCCCTCGCCCTCGTCGAGGAAGTGTGGAACGACTGGGGCTGCCTGATCCACACAACTCCAAGTCACCGGGTCGAGTACCCCAAGTGCCGGGTGTTCGTCCCCTTCACGCGCCCGGTGACTGTCGAGGAGTACTACCGCATCTGGGCATGGGCATACGCGCGTAGCTCCGACGCAGGCGCTCAGCCCGACAAGCAGTGCAAGGACCCGAGCCGCGCGTGGTTTGTTCCTACGATTGCCACAGCGGCATACTCGTGGAAGAGCACCGAGGGCTTCTGCCTCGACGTTGACGAGGTCCTCAAGGGCTCCTACAGCGGCGCCCCGCTGGGGGCTGAGCCCCTCGACGGCGACATGCCGGTCTCGCACGAGTCGGGCATCGTCATGGTTCGCAAGTGGGCGCGTAAGGCGCGACCGGGCGAGAAGCTCAAGTGCTACTGCCCGCTTGCTCAGGGGGAGACCAGCTTCGGCGCCGCCTTCCTGCGCAGGAGGCGCACAGGGGTTCTTTTGGTTTGCACCTCGCACAACCACGGGCACTTTGAGACCCCGGCGAAGTGGTGGTGGGAAGAGGAGACGCGCACAACCAAGATTGCTCGGGATCCGGGCATCCTCGACAAGCTGGACTGGAAGCTCGACAAGGAGGGCAAGCGCAAGTGGCCTCCGCAGAAGACGATCAACAACCTCCACGTCATCCTTGAGGAGGACGTGCGCTGGAAGGGCCGTCTCTGGTTCGACGTGCTCCGGGCGGTCGACATGATCGACGATGCTCCCATGTCCGATGCGGATGAGACCGGGCTTCGTCGCTGGCTGGAGCAGGCGTACGCGCTCAACTACGCCTCCTCGGACATCACGAGCGTTGTGTCAGCGCTCTGCCGTGCCCGCGTCCGCAACCCGCTGGCGGAGCAACTCCGCGCGATGACCTGGGACGGCGTGAGTCGTGCGGAGGACTGGCTGATTCGCGGCTTGGGCGTTGAGGACATTCCACTGCATCGTGAAATGGGCAAGCGCTGGCTCATCCAGGCGGTGGCTCGGGGGCTGCACCCGGGCGCTAAGACCGACGCTGTCCTCGTCCTCGTGGGTCCTCAAGGGGTCTTCAAGTCAACCGCGATGCGTCGCCTCGCTGGGGACGAGTGGTTTAGCGACACCCCTCTCAACCTCAGCAACAAGGACGCGTACATGCAGCTTCGGGCTGCTTGGATCTACGAGATTGCGGAGTTGGAGGGCTTCCGGGGGCGTGACCGGACGACCATCAAGGCGTTCCTCTCCGCGCAGGATGACACCTTCCGCCTTCCCTACGGCAAGCGGGCGGAGCGTCACGATCGCCACACGGTCTTCTGCGCGACGACGAACGACGAGGAGTTCTTGAGCGACCCGACGGGGTCGAGGCGCTTCTGGCCGGTGAAGGTGGGCAAGGTTGATCTGGAGTGGCTCGGCGAGAACCGAGAGAACCTCTGGGCGGAAGCGGTGGCGCTCTACTCACAGGGCGAGCCTTGGTGGCTTAGCGGAAAGGGTGAGTCTGAGCGTGGCGTCATGGCGGAGAGTTTCACTGCGCAGGACGCGTGGGCTGAGCTTGTGGAGACGTGGCTCATTGCTGGAGGAGCGCCGAACACCGTCGCGACCTTCACTGTTCGCGATCTCATGGAGCACGCGCTCGACCTCAAGCCTGAGAAGATGGGACGTCGGGAGCAGATGCGTGTCGCGGACGTCCTCAAGAAGATGGGCGCTACGCAGGCGGGCAGGAAGCAGCAGAAGGGGAAGGTGCGCAGACTCTGGCGATGGACTCGACCCGAGGGTGCCCAGGTGATTCGCGTTGACTTTGAGGAGAAGGGGGGATAGCGTCAGGGCATCAGGAGGATGGAAGCTCTGATGGCTGAACAAGTTGCTGTTGGGATCTGCTGTCCCTTTGGGTACGTCCTTCATCCGAGCGCAGCCGGGCAGGTCGTCGCCCCGTTCTCCCGCTATCCGCAGGCGGAGTTTTCTGATCCGTCGCGGCCGTGGTGGCGCTACTACCACGGCCAGTGGCTTCGTCGGGACGGCGTCCGGCTCTTCTCCGCAGAGGATCTTGAGGGCGCTTCTTACGCGCTCGCAGTGCGTGGGGAGGAGTCCTTGGATGGACGTGAGGTTGATCTCACTGAGGGCGCGGCTGCGGTAGACCGCTTGTGGCCTCTCGAACCTCCTCCGCTTCGGTGCGGCCAAGTCTGGACGAACATGAACCAGGAGTTCCTCATCGGGACGCTTGATGTCGCTTCAGAGGTCACTCCAGTTGAGTTCTTTGGGACGCTCTCAGGCATCCATCTCGTTCACGGCCCTTGGGCTCCGTGGACGGACACGGTTCGGTGGGAGGGATGATGGCGGCAAAGTCCGCGAAGCCGGTCTTTCGTAAGATCCCAGGGGCTGTGCGGCAGGACGTCAAGCCGGGGGACTACATCATGATGGATGGGAGCATGATCGTCCCCATCCCGGACTCGGTCGTCGGGATGATGCAGGCAATGAACAAGCCTGCTCCTCGCGTGTTTCGCGTGACGTCGCAAGGTGTTGAGATTGTCGAGAGCAACGCACAGGAAGCTACAGCAACCAAGATCAAGGAGCGCCGGGAAGAGCTTCGGCGTCGAGTTGACGCCGCTCGCCCGGAGGGACGCGTGCCGAGTCCTCTTCAGGATTTGCCGGACGAGAAGGTGATGGCGTTCATGCGAGCGGAGTTCGCTGAGATGTTTGCCGCAGACGGTTTGCCTGATGAACCTTCAATGAGTGCCCCGGTCGAGCCTGAGCCACTGGAGCCGATCGGTGACAGTTGGGAAGATGAGGTCACTGAGCCTCGTGGATAGCAACAAGCCATTTAGGGTGGTGTCGTGAGCAACCGTTATTTCAAAGTTACCCTGCACATCCGACCAGAGGTTGCGGAGCAAGCGCAGCTTCAAGCCGACGGGCGGGCCGTGCCGTTCCACGACGTCCTTCGGGGCGCGATGGCCGCAGCTATTCGCGCGGGGCAGTACGTGCCTGAGCCGCCTCCTTGCACCGTTCCTTACGATGATGCAGACGCTTTTCGGAACTGGCTGATTGGAGAGAAGAGTTACCGTCCCAATAGCGCATCCACGACGGCTTCGATGATTCGACGCGCCCAGCGGGAGGGCGGCCCCTCTGACGAGTGGGCAGAGGCGGCTGGAGATTCGAAAGCTCGGGGGAAGCGGCGTCGCATCGTCCTGCTCTGGCGCGAATGGTCAGATGCGGCGCTGGCCTGATGGGACTTGACTGCACAGGGGATGTGCGGTGCCCCGCAGTGGGCGCGAGCGGCCGTTTTACGCACCCGCTGTGCCATTTTGCTCGGCACGCAGATCCCCTGTTCTTTGAGGTGTCTGATTTAGGGACGCTTGCGCGTATCCGCGCGAACATCCTGGGCCGTATTGACCGAGGGACGCCGTTTGCGCTCTGGCTTGGGTCTGACGAGAGCTTTGTTCCTCCCCTCGATTGGCTTGAACCTGACATCTTCCCTGAAGGCGAAGAGGTTGCTCCGATTGACGTAGCATCGTGGTACCGAAACACCGTCACGAAGCCGCTTCAGGCCCCGGTTGCGCAGGCGCTTTTCGCATTTGCGTTTGGCGTCCCCGCGCACATCATCGAGGATGTCTTGGACGTCGACTGCGCAGATGCACTCCGCGAGGGCGCGAAGGCGTTGTGGAGCGAGCCGTACTTCAACCTGTGGGCGCGCAACGTCAGCTTCAACTTGCCGGCTCGTTGGAACTTCTCAGGAGATCTTCGACGGCGCCTCAAGTCTCGTGCGAAGCTGAAGTCGTTTGATCTTCGAGATCCGAAGGTCTCTTTGCCCACAGCCTTGCAGACTGACCTCATCGTGTTCTCTAAGCAAGATCATCTAAAACGTAGCCAAGAGCCGCGCAGGCTCTGTTCTGGGCTACAGTACTTGAACGTGGACGATGCCCGAATCTACTCCCGGATCCCGTAAGAAGAAGTCGACGACGCCGGCGAAGGCGTTGAACGGCGCCTACATGACGTGGCTTGCGGCCGTTCCTGACGACGTGCGCGAGGCGGTGGCGACGCGCTTGGGTGAGAACCCGATCTCGACGTACCGCGAGTACGTCAACTTCATCCAGGCCATGATGGTTGAGACCGTCCGGGGCGACATCCACCCGGAAGTTGCGCGGGTGCTTTGCGAGATGGCGGAGATGATGCTGGTCGCGCTGTCTGCGGATCGAATCGAGCGTGGGCCCACAATCGCAGGGGCATCGCACCATCTCGTCCAGGCGCTTGCAGACGCGGAGGCGGAACTCCGAAAGAATCCAATCGACGCGGCTTACTTTGAGGTCGTTCCTGCGGACGATGACGCTGCTGAGGTCGGTTGATGCTTACCCCGGAGGTTCGCGAGAAGCTCGGCGCAAACACCGCGCTGGCACTCCACGCTTACGGGCATGTGCTCGACCAGAAGAGTTCTCGCCTCGCTAAGTACAACTCCAAGGCGATCACGCAGCGGCTACAAGACACAACGATCAGCTACTTCGACAATCCTCCAATGACTGAGCACGGCCAGACGTCCTGGCTTGTGCAACTGGGGTACCGGCAAGCTGGAAAGTCGCTGACCCCGGAGCTGTGTGCGTACGTCAAGGCGGCGTACAGTCCCCACTGGGATCACGCGTGCATTGCTGACAAGAAGGAGCGCGCAAACTACCTCCATGAGCGCGTTCATGTCTGCCATGAGCACTGGCCGGTGGAGGTGCGCGCGGCGACCGCAGCCAGTCGGGAGCGCCGGCAACTGACGTTTGCCCCGCCGGGGGGCAAGATGCGTACGCTCTCGGCGCATGCAGGTGCCGTCGGTATTGGACAGTCCCCCGACTCGTTTCATGGGTCGGAGCTTCCCTTCTGGGCAGAGCTGGGACCCTCGTTGAACTTGATCATCCCGTCAATGATCAACCGGGATGCGAGTCTTGCGATCTACGAGTCTACGCCAGCGCCTGCGGACGCGCCTTCAGTGGAAGCGTGGCGTGAGATGTGCGGGTCGGCACGTCGGCGTCAGGGGCGCTTTGTCTACGCGTTCTTTCCGTTTTGGGATGGAAAACTCAACGCGAGACCGTGGAAGAAGACCTGGACGCCGACCGTTGAAGAGCTTCAGATCTACGAGAAGTACCACACACAGGGCCTGAGCTGGGACAACCTCGCCTTCCGGCGGCTGATGATGGATACCGACGACGAGATTCGTCGGAACCCTGATCTCTTCAAGGTCTTCTACCCCTTTGACGACGTCACCTGCTGGCAGGCAGTTCGAGGTGGGGTCATTCACGGAAAGGCGCTGGATAGGCATCAGAAATCGATGCTCGTGCCTTGGTCACCCCCATACGTGGAGTACGAAGCGCCCCAGGAGGGGGCGATCTACGTTCTTGGAGGCGACCCCGCAGGTTTCGCTGCGCGAGACCACGCTGCGTTTCATGTGCTCAAGGTCTTCGACGGAGAGTGGACGCAGGTCGCCGCATTCGCAGACCACGTTGACCCGGTGGCGTTTGGAAACCGCGTGCTCGCTACTGCGACGCGGTACAACAACGCCAAGGTGGTGCTGGAGGCAAACGGCGTCGGCGCGGGCGCCATCGCGATGATGCTCTCTGCGGGGTACAAGAACCTGCATCACGAAAAGCCCTTCAAGCCTGGGATCACCGTCACTGGGGCCAATGTCGATAAGATGCTTGGCCACATGATCGACGCGCTGCTCGACGAGTTGGTGCTTCGAGACGCCGACACCGTTGACCAGTTGAGTACGTACCGGAACGACAAGCGTGTCGAGGACGGCGCAACTGCGGAGATGCTTCGAGGGGCGATTGGCCGGAACCGTCGGGAGCGGCATCACTGGGACAAGGTCAGTGCGTTGGCTATGGCCATTCAGGGCGCACGGATGATGCCTCGCCGTCGCCAGAAGGTGGAAGTTCCTCAGACAAATGTGATCCCATTCAGCCATCGAAGCGCTTCTGAGCAGCAAACCTACTTTGATGAGGAAGCTAAGCGGCAGAAGAAGTCGCTTGGCGCAAAGCCGCGTCTGCGGTACAAGTCAGTGCGCCGACGGCGTCCAAAGACGCGGAGGAGGTAGCGCGTGTCCGAATACAAGTCGTCGCAGGAAGAGCGCGAGGAGCGCGAAGCGAAGGAGGCTTCTAAGAAGCAGGCTTCCGGGCTCACCAGCATCTTCGGAGGCGGAGATGCCGAGTCGAACCGTGCAGAGCAACACGGTTCGAAAGTTGATCGCTATTCCGGGCAGGTCGCCAACAAGACCGCGTCTTGGGATCAGCAGCGACGTGATGCAGTCAACCGCGCACTTGAAACCTTTCGCAGTGAGTTGCCCGCAGACGATGGACGTTGATCGTCCTCTTCACGCTTTTTGGAGTTTGCCGTGCCGTTGACCGATGAATCTTTGACCTCGATGGAGGACATCCGACAGGCCGCGATTGAGCGCGCCATGTCGGGTCCCGTCATTGATGAGGATCCGGTAGCTCAGCAGGAGCAGCGCCTCTCTGCAACGCGAAAGCGAGGGCTTTCCAAGAACATGGAGACTGCCCTGGGCATTCCCGACATGACTTACGAGGAGCTTCGTGACCGTGCGGTCCAGGGCGCGGGCGCCGCTACGATGGTTGGCTCTGGCGTGTACCCCTTCGCCGATACGGAGCACACCAAAGCGCAGTACGCAAAAGGCGCGGCCGACGTCTCCGACCTGGAGAACGCCCGGCTGGACAAGGAGTACTACCGCGCCATGGGCGAAGCCGGACAGGGCACGAAGCAGATGGAGCGCGGTGCGCGTCGGATGGATTTCACGCCCGTTATTGACGCAGAAGAGGGATACTGGGACCACCCGTATCTGCACCACGATCGGGTTCCGCCGGCGCCCGATGAGCTGGGCATCTCAGAGCAAGCCCGCCGGAAGAAGCTCGGCGATTGGTCAAATACCGGGTACGACGCGATCAACCAAGGCCCAGAAGGGCAGCGCTTGGCGCGGCCGGAGAAGGCTGCGCACGCGAACGTCTCGCGCGGTCTGGATGACGTCTTCAAGGGTCTGGACAAGAACGTTGCCGGCAAGGCGCGGATGAAGGAGCTTCAGAAGATCGGCAAGGTCGCACTGAAGAGTGCCTACGTCAGTCCTTGGGGCGTAGCTCTTGGTGCGATCGAGACGGGGGCGGCGATTCCGATGGCGGCGATTGCCAACTACGGACGCGTCACGGATCCGCAAGAGCAGATGCTGTTCTTTGCGTTGGAAGGCACACGACGACCCCTGACCGTTGGTGACTTGAGTGCGGACGGGATTGAGTTTCTCGCGACCGATACGGCTGCGCGGGAGCAGCTTTACGATCAGGGTGCGCTTAGCCACGCACTTTACCGCTCAATGACGACAAAGGAAGGTCGTGATGAGGCAATGCAGCAGGCGAAGGATGTGGAGTCTGCGGTTGCGCGGAACCAGTACCGCTGGTCGACCGGTGAACCTCTTGGCGATGACGGGTGATTCGTGCCTCTGACTAAGCAGCAGATTCCTGCGATCATTCACGCGCACAAGACTTTCAGTGTCGAAGAGCGGCGCCGCTTCGACAAGTGGGCGTCTTGGTACAACTCTGAGTACTGGCCGACGGAGCCCGAGCAGCCCACGGGCGCTGACGAGTTTGTTGAGGGTGATCTCACGGTCGAGACGAACTACCCGTACGCGTTCCTCGACACGATGGTCGCAGGCGTCGTGCCGGCCAACCCGCAGGTCACGGTCAACGCGAAGAAGGAGAATCTGGTTGACGCCGCAGAAGCGCGCGAGGCGCTGATCAACTACGTCCTCCGGGCCATCAATGCGAAGGAGCTGCTCTGGAAGCAGGCGACGCACGCGGGCATCTACGGACGCGGAATCATGAAGGTGGTGTACTCCTTCAAGTCCAAGATGCCGGACTTCCACATCATCGATCCTCGGCAGTTCTGGTTTGACCTTAGCGCTGGACGCTGGCGGGACATTCGCTACGCGATTCACGTCACTGTCCTCACGCAGGCGGACTTTCAGGCGCGGGTCAAGCGCCCCGGGCGCGGGAACGAGAACGCGCAGTACGTCAAGTCAGTGGCGGAGAAAGCGGCTCCGGGGAAGTACCCGGAGTGGCTCAAGGACAGCATGCGTACGGAAGTCATGCAGGTAGACGCTGCGCGAGAAGCCTTCCAGTGGATCACGGTCTACGAGTTCTACGACTTCACGTCGGGTCGCTACTACCACTACCTGGATAACTGCGACGATCCCCTGTTTGCTGGAGAGATGCCGTACCGGCGCGTTGAAAACAACTTCCGCATGCTGACGTTCAACGACAGCCTTCGAAACATTGGCGGCCTCTCAGATATCCAGCTCATCGAGCCGAGCTTGGAGCGGCTGAACGAAATCGACACGCTGGAGTTGTGGCACGCACAGTCGACCATCCCCGAGGGCCACATCCACAAAGCGCTTCTGGATAATCCTGAAGACTTCCTCTCTGCGAAGGAGGAGGGCGCGCAACCGGGCCGGCTTGTGCCAGTTGACGCAAGTCCCGAGCAGCCGCTTACCAACATCATCGAGTACACCCCCTCTCCTCAGTTGAATCCCAGCTTCCGCGCCATGCGCGAGCGGCTGGTTGAGAACATCGAGTACATCCTCGGGCTTCCGAAGTTTGCTCGTGGAGGCACGGGGGCGTCTGACGTTGCGACGGAGTTGGCGCTTGCTGACCAGTCGACGAAGACCCGCAACGGTCGCCGTCAGGCCAAAGTGTACGACGTGGTTGAGTGGATGGCTGAGTGCATCATCGGGCTGTACGAGGAATACCTTTCTCCTGATGACACGGTGCCTGTGCGGCTGACCGACCTGCGCCAGCCCCTCGACATTACGCGCTCGATCATCGGGGCAGGTGTGATGCGCGAGCAAGTGGGCGAGACCCCGCTTGAGTACGACTACGACGCGATTCCGTTTAGTCCGACGGAGAATCACCGGCTTGTTCAGCTCAAGAGCATGCAGTCGTGGATGGAGTACCTCGTCCAGTCGCCCAGCTTTGACCAAGCTAAGGTCGATCGCAAGCTGGCAAAGTTGCTGGAGCTTGAGGAGACTCTCCAGGATCCAACCACTCAGCAGCTCGCAATGCAGGCCCGGATGGGCGCGCCGATTGCGCCGCAACCCGCGGCAGGCGGCGACACCGTGGCGGGCGGAATGGAGATGACTGAGCCGGTTGCGGGAATGCCCGTCACGCCGCTCGGTGGCCCCGGCAACACCGCGCCCACACCGGGTCTCGGTCAGCCTGTTTCTGGAGTGCAGCTATGAGTTCCGACGGAGGTGCTCGGTGATCCTTTACGAGGGACGGTGCAAGCCGTGCAACTTGATCTTCGATGACGTCATGTCAGTGGCGGAGTTTACGGCCAGCGGCCTTGTCTGCCCTGACTGCGCGGAGCCTGCCGAGCGGTTCTTCGGACAGCCCCCGGGCATCTCAGGCCCGTTGCCGTCAAAGCCGCTCGTGATCAAGCATGCGGGCCTGTCGTTTACGTCGCAGTCGCAGGTAAAGCAGTATCAGCGGGAGAATCCCAACGCGCGGATGATGACGAAGGATGACGCGCATTGGCGTAAGCATCACGACGGTGTGCGTGCAAAGGCAGAGCGCCGCGCCCGTGCCCGTGGGTACAACGACTTCGAAGATCAGTGGCGCACGCAGAAGCGTGAGCTGGAGAGAAAAAAGCAGCTCGGCTCTTGACGAGTCGAATCGCGTCCGGTACACCTCACATCTGTAGGAGACTGCGTTGCCTGATCAGACTGCGGACATGGTTGTTTTGGCAATGGGCACGGGCGCTCCGCCCGAGGGCCCTCCGCCTGCGTCGCCTGAAGAGGCGGTCTCCCAAGCAATGGCTGAGCACGGAGACGATCCTGCTGCCATCGTGCGTTGGTTGAAGGACTACGGCTTTGAGTTGAAGAAGGCTGACGATGCCGCAGAAGAGGGCATGGAAGATGCCGAGTCGTTGATGGATGCCGACGAGGGCATGGAAGACGACTACGAAGACATGGACGAGCTTCGTCGCGGTGGTATCCGACGTGCCATGAAGAAGCACGGATACGACGAGGACGACGAGGATTACGAGGACATGGCCAGTGAGTGAAGTCGCCGCTGAGACTGTGGCCAGCGCCCCCGAGGCCGCTGCGGTTGAAGCGCCTGTGGTGGAGACCACCGCGACTGCTCCTTCCACGACGAGCGCTGCGGACGCCGCCCCCCCGGCGGATACCGCTCCGCCTGCCGATACCGCTCCGACGGATACCGCCCCTGCGGACGTGGCTGCGGTAGACGACGTCGTTGTTCCTTCCTTTGATTGGGACGCTTGGGACCCGAAGTCCCTTGAGGGCGTTCCCGAGGATTACTTGCCGGCGCTGTCTAAGCTCCAGGCACACTGGCAGTCTCAGGTGGATGATCTGGCGTTCGACCGGAGCATTTACGAGTCGTTCCTTGCGGGCGAGCCTGATCCTCGGATTAGCGAGATTGAGAAGCAGCGTGACGACTGGCAGAGCAAGCACCAGAGCTTGGCGCAAGAGCTTGAGCAGGCGCAGCGCGCACGGCAGGCGTACGAAGAGCAAGTCAAGATCGCGAATACTGAGAGCATCAAGCGGCAGACGCGTTGG